AAGCCGGTGCCGACGCTTTACGTCGGGCCGAGCCGCGAATTTCTGACCGACCAGTTCGAGCCGCGCCTTATGGCGCTGTTCGATGAGGCGCCGAAGCTACGGGCCAAGGTCCAGCGCGGCAAACGCATGAAAAAGACGCTCAAGCGCGTCGCAGGCGTTACGCTTCGCCTCGCGCACGCCGGATCATCCACGGCGCTCAAATCTGACCCGGCCGGCCTCGCTATCGTTGACGAGTATGACGAAATGCTCGCCAACATTAAGGGGCAGGGCGATCCGCTCGGCCTTGTCGAGGCGCGCGGCATCACGTTTGCCGACTTCGTAACGGGCATAACGTCAACGCCCTCGCAAGGCATGGTAGAGACCGAAGTGGATACAGCGTCCGGGCTTGAGTTTTGGAAGGTCGCGGACCCGGACGATGTAGCCTCTCCAATATGGCGGTTGTGGCAAGAAGGCACGCGGTATCATTGGGCGTGGCGCTGCCCGCATTGCGGCGAGTGGTTTATCCCTCGCTTCAAGTTGTTGCAGTGGCCGAAGACGGCGACGCCGGCGCAAGCGCGCCGCGAAGCCTATCTTGAGTGTCCGCACAACGGATGCGTGATCACAGACGCCGACAAGCCGGGAATGAACGGGAACGGCGTCTATGTCGCGCCCGGTCAGCGCATTGAGGCTGACGGAACGGTTGTTGGCGACCCGCCAGACACGTCCACAATATCGTTTTGGGTATCCGGGCTTGCCTCGCCCTTCGTTAGCTTCGGCGAGCGCGCCGAGGCTTATTTGAAGGCGCTCGCAAGCGGCGAGCAAGATAAGGTTCAGACCGCACTAAACGCGGGTTTTGGCGAAGTATATACGCCGGGGGGCGGCGACGTTCCCGAATGGCAGGAGGTCGCTAAGCTCAAGGCCCCCTACGCGCCTCGGTCGCTGCCGGCTAAGGCGGTGTTCATCACTGCCGGGGTTGACGTTCAGAAGAACCGCTTGCCGTTTGTGATCCGCGCGTGGGGTGAGCGCGCTACGTCGTGGCTTATCGACGCCGGCGAAGTTTGGGGCGATACGGCGCTTCCCGATGTTTGGGAGGATTTAGCCGATCTGCTGACGCAGGATTTTGAGGGGCTGCCGATCAAGCTCGCCTTCATCGACAGCGGTTTCCGGCCCGGCAAGAAATTTTCGGTGCCGGAGCACCGCGTCTACGCCTTCGCCCGCCGGTTCCCGCGGTTTGTCTTTCCGACAAAGGGTTACGCGCGGCAGGCGCGACCGATTATCCGGTCGCAAATAGAGGTCAAGGCGGACGGCAAGACGTCGAAATATGGGCTGACGTTGTTCCGCCTAGATAGTGACCATTGGAAATCATGGGTGCATGAGCGACTGCGCTATCCGCCGGATCAGCCCGGTGCATGGCTCTTGCACGAAGAGACGACGGACGAATATTGCCAGCAGATCGTCAGCGAGGCGCGGATTACGACGCCGAGCGGCCGGCCGCAATGGGTACAGCGGTCGCGTGAAAACCATTTCCTCGACTGTGAGGCACTGGCAGCAGCCGCGGCATTCCAGCTTGGCGCGCATCGGCTAGGGCCGAATGCGCGGCGACGGGCGGCAGATGAAAGCGAATATCGGCTCCCGGTGCCAGACGCGAACGGAACTCCTGTAGAAGCGCCGCTGCCGGCGACGGCCGGCAAGAGCCGGTTTAGTCGCTTCGCTGAAATTGCGGCGCGGTTCAACAGATAGGGTTGTGATGGAGCTATAACGAAGCCGCGCATTCGTGTCGGAACTGACGGCAAGGTGCGCGGGATCGTACCAACAGAGATTTATCCGCCGACTTCGCCTCAGCACCGCGCGCAATACTTCCGTGCACCCGCGAGTGGCGGCGCTGCTGCGCTATTCGCATGGCGCCCTGCCCTTCGCGACGCGCGAGACGATGTTGCTTCTGCTTACGTCGATGCAGCAGCGCGCGCGATTGATACGATCCACAATAGCGGCTGGATTGCCGGCGCGGTTGAGCAGGCGGTCGCGAGCACTATCGGCGTTTCCCTTCGGCTGCAAGCTCGGCCGGACCGTGACGTGCTCGGATGGTCGGATGATCAGGCCGAGGAATGGACGAATATTGTTGAGCGGCGATGGCTGCTTTGGAGCGAAGACCCTTACGAGTGCGACGCCGCCGGCAAACACACGATAGGGCAGCTAACGGCGTCCGTGCTTCGGACGTGGTTCGCGTACGGCGAGGCGCTGGCTCTTCTGCCGTCAATCAGGCGGCCATTCTCAGCGACGCAGACGAAGGTGCAGCTTATTGCTCCGCACCGGCTCGTGCAGGATACAGACGACCTCCTGCGCCTGTATCAGGGCGTGCGTATTGACGATTTCGGCCTGCCGCTTTCGTACCGCATCAAGTCGGAAAACCCGTTCTACTCGTGGGAGACGTTCGACGTGCGGGCGCGCGATGATTATGGCCGGCCGCAGGTTGTTCATATCTTTGAGGGGGCACCAGGGCAGACGCGCGGAATTACGCCGCTGGCTCCGGTCCTGCGTATTGTCCGACAATTCGACCAGCTTGCAGACGCGACGTTGACGGCGGCTCTTATTCAGGCAATTTTCGCTGCGACTATCGAAAGCGAGGCGCCGACTGAGCAAATGCTTCAAGCCCTGCAAGACCCTGACGAGCAGGGCACGGCGGGCGGGCTGCTCGATTTGTTCGGCGCTAAGCATGCTTGGTATCAATCAACGAAGATTGACCTGGGTGTTGTCGGCAGGATTGCTCACCTATTCCCCGGCGAAAAGTTGGTGATGAATCGCGCAGAGCACCCGAACGACACCTATGAGGCTTTCGCTAAGTTCCTCCTGCGCGAAATTGCGCGCTGTCTCGGCTTGTCGTTTGAAACGCTAACCGGCGACTATACGGGCGCGACCTATTCGAGTGTGCGAATGGCGACAGCCGAGAATTGGCCGCTTATCCTTCGCAGGCGCGAGAATATCTGCGGCCGGTTCTTACAGGCCGTCTATGAGGCGTGGCTTGACGAAGAAATCTACTCCGGCCGCCTTCCTTTCCCTGGTGGGTATAAGGAGTTCCTAGCCAATCGGCAGGCTGTGTGCGCGGCTGAGTGGCGAGGACCGGCCAAGCCGCAGGCCGACGACCTGAAATCGGCCAAGGCGCATGAGGTCTACAAGAAGCTCGGCGTCATGACCGACGAAATGATCTGTGCCGATCTCGGCGTGGATTGGGAGGATGTCTACGAGCAGCGCGCGCGCGAAATGGCAAAGCGCAAAAAGCTCGGGCTTCCCGAGGGCGACACTATGGCTCCCGATGCGGTTGGGGACGATCTCTTATCGGAGGCAGCCTGATGGCCGAAACGGGTGAGGTCGATTGGTGCGATCCTTGCGAGCGCGCCAAGGCGCTCAAGAGGGCCTATTTCGAGCGCCTTTCGGGGGGATCTTCTATTCGGGTTCGTTTTCGCGCTGGGGATAACGAGCAGGAATACCAATCGGCGCACGCGGGGATGTCTCTTGCCGAGTTGAAGCGTGCATGGTGGGAGGCCGAGGACGAATGCAGGGCGTTGCAGGGGCTTCCGCCTTTACGCCGCCGCTTCGCTGTACGGGCTGGCTCCCGCCGCTGCTGATCTAGGAGAGAGCGATGTCAAAGATAACGCGGGCCTTTCGCGCCGCGATTGCTCAGCCGTGGGCAATTACAGCCGAAGGCTTTGAGCTGGTTCTTTCGATTGCCAATCGCGAGCACGAAGTCACGACAGAGGCACTAGAAGCCTATCGTGCCCAGCACGTTCCGACCGCGGAACGTATGACGCAGCGCGGGTCTGTCGCGATCATTGATGTTCGGGGGCCTTTGTTTCGTCACGCAAATTTGTTCACAGATGTTTCTGGTGCGACCAGCTATGACATCGTGCGGCGCGATTTGCAGCACGCTCTCGATGATCCCGCCATTTCCGCAATCGTCCTTTCATTCGATACGCCCGGCGGCGTCGTTAATGGCGTAAACGAACTGGCGAACGCCATTCGCGCTGCCCGTAAGCAAAAGCCGATTATCGCCTATGTTGGCGGAATGGCTGCATCTGCCGGTTATTGGCTGGCGTCGCAAGCAACGGAAATCGTCATCGAGGAAACAGCCACGCTTGGCTCTATCGGCGTTCGCGCGGTCGTGACCGACACCAGCAAGAAAGACGCCGAGGCCGGCCGGATTGAATTCGTATCATCACAATCGCCCGGCAAGCGCGTTGATCTCCAAACGGACGAAGGCCGTGCGCGTATTCAGCGGCAGGTAGACGCGCTAGCCGACGTTTTTATCGCCACGGTCGCAAAGGGCCGTGGCGTTAAACCCGATGATGTCATTGCCCGCTTTGGCGGCGGGGACGTGCTCATCGGTGCGGCGGCTGTTGCCGCCGGTATGGCCGACCGTATCGGAGATTTCGAGGCGGTCATTGCTGAACTGGCGGCGGGCAGCAGGCCCGCGCCGAAATCCCCAAATAGGAGACATAGTGCAATGAGTGAAAAAGACATGATCTTGCGCGCTGAGCACGAGGCCGCGCTTGTCAAGGCGCGCGAGGAAGCTAGGGCCGAGGGGGTGAAGGAGGGCGCCGCGCGCGAGCGCGAGCGGATCGCCGCCATTCTAAGCCTTGACGAAGCGAATGGTCGCGAGGCATCGGCTCGGCATTTGGCGCTGAACACGAGCCTTTCTCCCGAGGAAGCTAAGGGCGTTCTTTCCGGGTTGCAGCCTGCTGCGTCCGCTTCTCAGCCGGCGTCGTCCGCGCCTCAGCGTTCGGCCGATGCTCCGGGCGGATTGGTGCTTGATCGTCCTGTGCCCGCGCAATCCTCGGCCGATAAGGTGGGATCGATGTGGGGACAGGTCATCGCGCAAATTAACGGTACGAGCAAAGCTGCGCACTAAGGCGGCGGCTTTAGGTATCGGCTCAATTACGGAGTAACGAGCAATGGTGCAGGTATTCAAAGAAGGCCGCCACCCCGGCGAGTTCATTCTTTCTGAGGCGAACGGTAAGCGTTCGCGCGAGAACGTCACTATCGCCGAAGAGCAAGAGATTGCCGCGGGCACACTGCTTGCGCTTCTCCCGAAAGAGGCTGGCCTTCGTATTGATGTCGAGGCCGCCGAAGACAACACGGGTAATGGCGAGCTTGATCTGGCCGATCCGGCGGTCAATTCCAAGGTTAAGCACGGCACCTATACCGTAATCTTTACCGGCCAGACTGCCTTCAAGGTCGAAGACCCGACCGGAAAGGAGATCGGCACAGGCTCTCCGGGTTCGGCGTTTAACAAGGAGGTTAAGTTTGAGATCACGGCGGGCGATACACCGTTTGCCGAGGGTGACCGCTTTTTGATCCACGTGACTGCCGAGCATCCGGGCGATTTTGAAGCGGTGGCGTTCGATCCAACTGATAAGGATGGCGCCGAGATTCCGTCGGCTATCGCGATTTATCCGGCTAAAACCGGAGAAGGCGAGACGGCAAAAATTGCGGCTATCGTCCGTGATGCCGAGGTGAACGGGAATTGCCTGTCGTGGCCGGATGGCATTACCGCCGCGCAAAAGGAAAAGGCTATCGCGGATCTTGCCGAGGTTGGCATTATCGTTCGCTAACTGAACCCTAAACCCGGAAGGCAACAGCCCGGCTACTGCCGGGCTTTTTTGTTGGGGAATACAGAATGCTGGATATTTTCAATCACGACGCATTTTCGGTCACCAACCTGACCGATGCGATTAACGAGATCAAATTCGTGCCCGGCCGAATTGGCCAGATGGGGCTTTTCGAAGTCGAAAGCGTAGATACTACGACTATCGCCATCGAGAAGCAGGGCGACCAGCTTATCCTTGTTCCGCCGACGCCTCGTGGCGGCCCAGGCGTGACGCTTGACAAGGAGAAGCGCGATATCCGTGCCCTTGTCGTTCCGCACTTCGAGATCAATGACGCGATTTACGCCGAGGAAGTGCAGAACGTCCGTGCCTTTGGGCAGGAACGGGCGCTGATGACCGTCATGCAGAAGGTCGCACAGCGTCAGCGCGCGCACGTCAATTCCTTCGTCGCGACCGAGGAATATGCTCGCCTCGGAGCGATCAAGGGCGTGGTGACGTATGCCGACGGAAGCAGCCTCAACCTGTTCGACGAGTTTGGCGTTCAGCAGGACACGGAAATCGCGTTTGACCTTGGCAACAAGAAGGAAGGCGCGCTTCGTGCGGCTTGCGCCGAGGTTATCCGCAAGATTGCGGACAAGCTCGGCGGCATCCCGTTCTCCGGCGTTCATGCTTTCTGCGGCGACGATTTCTTCGACGCGCTGATCAAGAATGCCGAGGTCCGCGAAAGCTACCTGAACTGGCAGGCGGCGCAGGAGCTTCGCTCGTCCTATGTGTCGGGCGGGCAGTCCTATGGTGCTTTCCCGTTCGGCGGCATCATGTGGGAGAACTATCGCGGCAAGGTTGGCGGGACGGCTTTCATCACCTCCACCGCCTGCCACATCTTCCCGACTGGCGTGCCGGGCCTGTTCAAGACCTACTATGCCCCGGCGGATTACGAGGAGACGGTCAACACGATGGGCCAGCGTCTCTACTCCCGCCAGTATCCCATGCCGAACGGCAAGGGGCGCTATCTCGACACGCAAATGAACGCGCTTCATATCTGCACCCGTCCGCAGGTATTGCTGAAGGGCAAGGCCGGCGCGTCCGGGAGCTAATCCGTGCGCTTCAATCATCCCGCAGCAGCGACCGCCTTTCGGGCGGTCGCTCGTATTTTTGGTGAAGTTGTTCGCATCGAGCCTTTGGTAGCAAGTGAATATGCCGTGGCCGTTGC